CTCGACCTTCATCCGGCGCGTCGGCGCCGGCGTCGGGGGGCGACGGGTCTCCCACCAGGGCGGCGGCGGGGGCGTGTAGCCCGGCTGAGACTCCTCGGCGCGCGTCCGCTCAAACTGGGCGGCAAACAGGCGCTTGGTCGCGGGACTGCACCCGGTCAAGGGCGGCATTCCCACGGGGGGAGAGAAATCGCTCGTACGTTCTTCTCTCTTCGTTCGTAAAGAGGGGTTCGAAACGGGCGCACACGCGAGGGGGCGGCAACTTTCTGCCGGCAACTCGGTGGGAGCCGGCAACTTCCTGCCGGTAGCCAACGGGGAAGCGGCAGGAAGTTGCCGGCAGAAAGTTGCCGGCTCGCGGGCCTCGACCACCCACAGGAGCACCAGGTACCGGCGGCCTTTTGCCGCTTCCCGGGGAACCAGGCGCTCGGCCATAGCCTCGGCCCGGGTGAGCCGGCGGATCCAGCCGGCGCGGACGCCGGCGGCGAGTGCCGACCGGACGGTTCGCTCGGAGCAGCCGTGCAGCTCGGCCAGCTCGCGGTCGGTCGGGCTCACCACCCCCCCGCCGGCCAGCGGGGGGAGTGAGCCGAGGATCAGGCGCGCGGTCGCGGACAGACGGCCGTCGAGCTGGAGATCGACCAGGACCTCGAGCCGGTGGATCGCTCGGGAAGACGCCATCTACTCGTCCTCCGTCAGATCGGCCGCGGGATCGTGATCGGCGATGACGCCGTCGAGGAAGGTGTCAGCGAAGACGTCGCGGAGGAAAGCGCGATGCTTTTCGAGGAACAGGGCGTGCTCGCGATCGGTGATCATGCGGCCCTGGGCCTTGAGATACAGCCGGCGACACCTAGCGTCGCTGATGTAACCGCCTGTCTTGGACTCGCGACGGGACCGCTCTTGAGGCGCGCGGTTTCCGTTCGGCAACGCGTGCGCGTTGCGATGGGGCGTCGAGTTGGGCATTTCGCTCGGTTTCTTCAGCGGCCGCCAGCGGAGACATTTGGTGTGTGGTCCGCTGTCAGCCTGGTGCGTAAAAGAAAAACGCCCCGCCCGGTAGCTAGTACTACCGGGAAGGGCGGATTCACTGCCCCTTGCGGGGCCGTGTACGGTCGAGGGGTTACTAGCCCCCTTACGATTCGGTGAAGATACTGCGATTGCGGACGGACGTCAATCAGTCGGAGCCGGAGCCGTAGCCGGAGCCGTCGCCGTAGCCGGAGCCGTAGCCGGAGCCGTAGCCGGAGCCGTCGCCGTAGCCGGAGCCGTAGCCGGAGCCGTAGCCGGAGCCGTCGCCGTAGCCGGAGCCGGAGCCGGAGCCGTCGCCGTAGCCGTAGCCGGAGCCGTCGCCGGAGCCGGAGCCGTCGCCGTAGCCGTAGCCGGAGCCGTCGCCGTAGCCGGAGCCGGAGCCGTCGCCGTAGCCGGAGCCGGAGCCGTCAGCGCGGGCGGCGGTGTTGACGTAGCGGTTCGCAAATTGGTCCGTCGGCGCACTGATCAGCCTGTCGTGCCGGCTGATCCAGTCAATCACGCCGGAATAGCAGGCCTTCGTCTCGAGGACGTCAACGACGGTCACGACCGGCCGGTAGTCACACCAGCTCATGAGGCTTTCTCCCACGCCTCGACGGCGGGCGCCGCCACCTCCATCACGGCGGTGATCTTGCGGACTTCCAGGTCGGCACGCGCGGAGATCTTGGAGTTCGCCGTCGGCCCGGTCTCGGCCAACTGCATCACGCCCCGGGTGGTGCCGAAGTAGATCGCCATCCGGGCCCGCTTGAGCGCGATCACGTCGCCGCTCGTGTCGCCTGCGTAGCCGAAAAACACGCCCCGGTGCTCGGTGCAAACGATCACGGGCCGACCGTCGCCGTTGGTTTCCGTTTTCTTGCCCATTGATTGGTCCCTCGTGTGTACGGGCCTCGTCAGTCGCGGCACTCACCGCGAGACCCGCATCCCTGCGGGTTTCGGCCTGGGTTGGACGGATCAGTCGGACTCGTCGAGGAGACGCAGGCCCTCGCGATAGATGTCCGCGATCTCATCGCGCGAGCACTCGGAGAATTTGAAGGGATAGCCCTGGCCGCGTGCGTACGCCTGCAACCGAGTCACCATGCCCCCGTAACCCTTCTCCTCCATCTCCTTGCCCCACGCGAACAGGCCCTTGCCGTTCCGCGGCGCCGGCCCGCCGCTCTGCCGGTCGTTCGACCGGCCGCGGTCCCGGCCGCGATCGCGATCGCCACCACGGTCCCGATCCCGGTCCCGGTCGTCGCGGCCGCCGGACGACTGCCGGCTCGACCACTCGTGGCGCTCCTTCGTGTGGCCGTTGCGTTCGGCGCCGGCCGGCTCGGTCCGCTGGCGGGCGTCCTCGATCGCTCGGTCGCCGTCGGTGTGGCCGTTCCGCTCGGCCGGCGGCCGGACCAGGGCGCCGGCGGCGGTGGTCGTCCGGCTCGAGTAGATCCGGGCGAGCTCGCACTCGAGCATACGGTCGCAGACGGCGAAATGGTGTTTGACCGTTTCGGCGAATTTGTCCGGCTCGTCGTACATGAGCTCGTCGTCGACCTGGGCCTCGAGCTCAAACTCGATCCCCGTCGAGCCGTAGTTGGGGTCGCCGATTTTTCGCGATCGCCTGAAGGTCAGTTTCATGGTCCGATCTCCGATGGCCCGGCCGCTCACACCGGCCGGGCATGCCGAATGGTTACCGGCCGAGGCCCGGGTAAGTATACGACGATGTCGGGTCCGTCCGTTCGTCGAGAGCCATGTAGTACTCGCGCAGTGTGTTCGCCCCGACGGCCTCGATCTCGTCAGCCCGACGGTAGATCACGGCCGCAATCAGCCGGTAGAGGTCGCCGCTCCGGCGGCGGAGGTAGTAGCCGGCGAGCTCGTCGAGGACGGCCGCGGCGTCGCTCGTGCGGGCTTCGGGCTCGTCGAGGCCGGCGATATCGAGGCCTGCAAAAATCGTCCCGCCCAGGGCCACCAGGGCTCGCGGAGCGAGGCCCGGGTAGTGGCGCCAGACGAGACGCAGGTCGATCAGGTCCGTGACCACCAGGTCGTGAGTGTCGCCGTCCTGGCTCGACCGGCCGCGGTGGTACGCGATCTCGGCGTCGACCAGGTCGAGCGCGCCGAACGCCGGCTCGGCCGCCGGGCAGTCGCCGGCGAAGCCGAACCGGACGGCCGACTCGAGGTACTCGAGCTCGGCCTCGTCGATCGGAGCCGGCTCCGGCTGGACCTTCGGGCGTCGTTTAAGTAGGATGCTCATAGATGTCTCATTCCTCGCGTGGGATCGGGACTTCACCATATGGGCCCCGCCAGATCCTCATCCGATCCGGCGGGGTTTTTTTTGCGCCGGCGGGACACGATCCGGCCGACGGTTTAAGTATAACGAGAACCATGTTGACGTCAAGGGTATAATGTTTTCGTATAGCAAATTCGTTGATGACGCTGTACATTGGAACGTCTGTCAGCGCGACATGCGCACTGGTTATACTTCCGGCTGGCGACGAATCGAGGGCCTAAAGGCATGTCGACTACAATGGCCAAGCCGAAGAAGAACCAGGGCGGGCGTCCGAAAGTTCCGGTCCCCCGATCAATGATCGCGTCGTTCAGGGGATCGCCCGAATTTGCGGAATGGTTTCAACGGCTTGTCGCATATTTGCGAATCCCTGGGTCGTCGGCCATCGAGAAGGGGCTTATTCTCTTGGCCCGCGAAGAGGGATTCGACGAGGAGGCACCGAAGCGATGACCACCCCCGTGAACACCCCCGTCGCCAATCACATCCTCCGTCGGATCTGGCTCGAGCTCGCCGAGGTCTACGCGCCCGGCTCGCTCGGCTCGAGCGCCACGCTCCGGCTCAACGGCCCGGTCCTGCTCGTCCGGACGCCGGACGGCCACACGGTCGCGATCACGGCGGCCGAGCTGGCGGCCGACGATCCGGCCGTCGTGGCCCTCGAGGCCTCGGTCCGGGCGATCGAGGCCGGCGACGTCGTGTAATGGGGGGACCGGTCGATGTCGGAGAATGCGAAGCCGCCCGAGTATGCGAAATGGTGGCGGCAGACCATCGATATACTCGAGATCAAGGCCGAGCTCGACCGGGTGCGGTCCGAGCGGGACCAGCTCGTCGCCTTGATCGTCGGCAAGGCGGAAGACTGGTGCGGACTCAATGAGGCCGACGCACTCCAGGGATGCCTCCAATGGATGCGCGATCCCGACCCCATCCCGGACGTCGTCGCGAAGGCGCTCGCCGATCACGACGGCCGGGCCGGCCGGGCGGAAGGGGACTAGGGCAATGCGAGACAAGCGGCGGACCGATCGAGAGCGGGCCGAACGCGACGTGATCGTCGCATTGATCCTCGGCTCCGAGCCGGGCGTCGAGTGCCGCGAATGCCACGGCGCCGGCGACATCACATGTGATGTCTGCGGCGGCCGCGGTTGCGGCGAGTGCGATGGACTGGGCTACCTCGAGTGCCCGGCGTGCCAGGGCCTCGGGGTGTACTAATCCTCGGCCGCCGTGCCGGCCGATAATAACGGTTGTGCGGCGCTCGCCCGCCGCACACGTGAGACCAAGCAAAAGGGGCCGGGTCGCTCGGAGCGGCCCGGCCCTACCCATGCGCGGTCGGAATCGGCTGGACGGAATCGGCCGGCTCGGGTCTAATCCGGTCGCGCGCCGGCGCGCGACATCCATGCGGTCCGTACGGGCGGTCCAACGCGGCCCGGGCGGACCGTTTTTATTTCGAGGCCTTGCGCCCGACCAGCTCGGGCGCGACGATGGCCGGGTCGAGGCCGAGCCGGCCGACCAGCTCGAGCACGAGTGCCCATGACGGCATCCGCCGGCCGCGCTCGAGGTCGGAGAGCTCGCGGGCCGAGATCGGGGCGAGCTCGGCGGCGGCGGCCTGCGTGAGGCCGCGGGCCTGGCGGGCGGCGGCCAGGCGGCGGCCGGATTCGATGCGGTCGATCATGATGCGTCCTGATCTGCGACCCATGCCCTCATGTTCCTGACTGTCGCCCCATGCTCGTCAACTGGATCGCCCTTGCCCATCCAATGCCATGTGCCGTCACCGTCCACATCGCCCTCGAGTTCGAACCAGGCGTCGGGGACACCGCAGGTCTGGACGTCGTCGATTTCAAACGTCTCGCCCGCCTGGTAGCCCATCGAGCAAGAGCTAAACCAAATGCGGTTCGCGCCGTATTCGCCGAGCGTGCAAAGAGTCTTAGTCACAGGCACAATCATCGTCAGGTTCCTTGTGTTGGGGTTCAAACCTCGGTGAGAACCTTGATCATCTCGGCCGGAATCATCTCCCACACCACCGGGTGTTTGTACTCCCGGCCGTCGTATACCCGGAGTTCCTCGCACTCGTCGTCGTACTCAATCGCGAGGATTTCGCCGCCATCGCACCATTCGTCCCGATACTCGATTGCTTCGGCCGTCGTGGCGTGACAGTGGACCTCACGACCATCGTCGCCAGCATACTCTTCAGCCTGCCGCAGATCCCCACCAAACCACTTGTCCGCGACCTCCTGGATAGCTTCGTCGAGACCGCGGTCGCCGTCGTCAATCTGCTTGGCGAGCGACCGAAGGTTATTACCATCCCAGGATCGTGTGACGTGGTAGATGGTGGTCATCATCGTGCTCCGGTCGTGTCCCGCGAGCCCCTTGCTCGCGTCTGAGATCATAGTACGCGGATCAACGGACTCCGTCAATACCCGGACTCCGAAAATCTTTTCCGCCCCCCGCCGGAGCACAGATCCCCCCTGCCCTTTTTGCCCAATCGGACGGGGGGCCGGATCCGGTCCGACGGTTGCCGGCGGCGCCGGTTCGCGGACCGGCCGCGGTCCCCTGGCCGGTCGGGAAAAGGGTAGGGGAGGGCGGCCCGACCGGCCGATAAAAGATGTGGTAAGGTTTGGCGTTTACGCCAGATCGATCGCGCGCGAAAGGGGGCCCCGAGTGGGTGTGAAAGCTTGGATTATTCGGATCGGCGGGGTCGCTCTGTTCGTGCTGGGCTCGGCCGCGTTCCTCTGGGCCGACGACGGCCACGTCGTCGAGCCGCCGCGACTCACGGCGGGCGCGCCGCTCCCGAGCTCGCAGCTCCCGGCCCAGGCCGACACGGCGCCGGCTCCGGCCCCCCCGAAACCGGCCGACCCCCCGGCGGCCGTCATCCACCTGGTGGTACCGCCGGCCGCGGCACCGGCGCCCCAGGCGCAGACCGTCACGCTGCATGTGGTCGCGGCGCCGGCCGCCGCGGTCACTGCGCCATCGGCACCCTCGACCATCCTGGCCGAGATCCGGCATCCGGGCCCGGTCCGGATAGCGCTTGGAAACTTCGGCGAACGGCTCGCCGAGCTCAAGCGCGATCGGCTCGTTCTGCCGGCGTCGTCCGCTACCGCGACGCCGGTCGTCGTGCAGCTCGTCCAGGCACCACCCGCGACGGCGCTCTCCCCGCCGGCGCAGGCCGTGCTCGCGACCCCGCAGGCACCAAGTAAGTCGTCGTTTCATTTTCTCCGACGCTGAGAGCGTCTCGGGATCGCACACAGGTTCAACTGGCCGGCCGGGACCGTGGGACGACGGGAACCCGGCCGGCACTAACCCTCTGGAGTAGGCATCAATGAACCAGTCGTCGTTCGAGCAGATGATCAAGAACATGGCTGAATTTGCGGCACCTTGCGAAGCCAGCGGTCCCGCGGCCGATCTCAATCCTCAGATCCGCCTCGGTGAATTTCGCGCCGATCCGTCGTCGGCGATCGACTCGGTTACCCTGGGCGGTAGGACGGTCGAGCTGGTGCAGGTGGAGAGGGTGTGTCCAAAGGGGCCCCTCTATCCATCTCATATGTCAGTCGAAGTGGTCGCCATGCTGATTTCCCGCAAGGAATATGCTCGTCTCGTCGCCATCTCCGACCAGGTGAAGGCCCTGGCAAAGCTCTCCGAGGCCGGCTGAGAGCCGCGCTCGCACTCTCCTTTGATCGACACCACGAATCGCACCCGGAGTGACTCCCATGGAGTTCGCCGACGTCGCGGGCGCGCTCATTGACGGGCCTTGCGCGTGGCTGAGCGAGGCGGAGCTGGCCCGCGCGCTGGGGAGCGACGGGCCAGCGGTCGCGGCGGCCGTCGAGGTCCTGGTCGCGGCGGGACTGCTCGCGCGATGGGCCCGACCCGACGGGCCCGTCGTCACGCTCTCGCCCTTGGGCGCCGCCCAGCTCGGCGCGCGGCTCGTGGAGACGCGCGGGGCCGAGGTCTACCGCTGGTCGACCGAGGCGGTCTCGGTCCGGTCGCGCACGATCAGTGCGGCGCAGCGACGGCGCATGCACGATCACCACGCCCTGGTCGAGCAGATCCCGGACCACCGCACGGCCGAGCCGGCCGACCGGCCGAGCCGGCCGCGGCTCACGATCGAGACCGCGCCTCGGCCGCGGGTGATCCTCTGGGGACACTGCGCGTGGCCTTGGGACGAAGCCGGCCGGCGTCGCAGGCCTGCGACCCGGTGTCGGGTCTGCTCGGCCCGCAAGCGGCGGCACGCCCGCCTGGCGTGCTCGGCGTGCGGGTTCGGGCTCCGGGCCCGGCCGGTGCTCGACCACTGCCCTGCTTGCCGGGGGCGCAAGCTCGCGCCGGTCGAGTACTGTCTGCGGTGCGACCGGTGGGGGATGGATGGGTATTTCCGGCGCCGGTTCGGGTCGAAGTCGGTCCGGCCGCAACGACGAAAGGCCGGGTGACACGGTGGACAAGCCGCGGATCACGCGCGCCCTGGCCGGTCGGTCGGCGTCGGCACTCCGGCGCCGGCTCGCGAACCGGGACCTGGTGATTTACTCGAGCTACCAGTTCGGGTGCTCGATCCGGTTGCTCGCCGCCGCGTTCCGGATCCACCCGGCCGAGGTCCGGAGCGTGATCGATCGGTACGAAAGCGCCCTACCCGCAGATTCTCCCAAGTCGTTGCGGGCGGAATCGTTCGACCGGTCGACGCCGGCGGAAGAGTCCCCCCCGCGCGCAGACGACCTTTATGGCAATGTCGAATTCACTCGCCGAGATCGGGCACAAGAGCCGAGCAGCGGGTAGCGCCGCGTCGGCTCGGTCTCGCCGCCGCGCCTGGGGAGTGCTCGCACACCCCGCGGACACGGACCGGTCCTACACGCCCGAAGAGCAGGAATTCCTGTTCACGCTCCGGGCCTGGCAGGACCGGACCGGCGTGCGGTTTCCGACGGCATGTGATTATCTACGACTACTGATCTCTCTGGGCTATCGGAGACCGTCCGCGTGAAGGCGAATTGTCATTGCGGCCGCCCCGAGCTGAGAGACACCGCGATCTATCGCTGGGCACCCGGAACGCTCGTCACGTACTGGCTCCGGACCGATCCGCTCCCTGCCGGACTCTCGTGGTCGGACGCGCTCTCGGCGATCGTCGCCGCGGCCGACGTCTGGCCGCAAGTGTGCGGCGTGCAGACGGCATCGGGCACGGGCGAAGCCGCGCACGTGCTCATTGAGTTCGCGACACTGGATCCCAGCGGCGTCGAGCTCGGGTTGACTCAGCTTCCGACCGGCGTGGATCAAGTGACGATGCAGCTCAACATCGACGTCGCCTGGACGGTCGAGGAGCTCGCCCAGGTCGCCATGCACGAGTTCGGGCACGCGCTCGGTTTCGTGCATACGACGGCCACGCCGGCCATCATGAATCCGATCTATCAGCCTCAGCTCGCCGGCCCCCAGCCCGACGACGTCGCCCAAGCCCTCGAGCGGTACCCCCTCGCGGCGCCCGCGCCCGCTCCGGTCGAGCCGGCGGCCGTGCCGACGCTCACAGTCGACCGGTCGCTCGCGATCGACGCGATCTTCACCGAGGCCGGCGACACGGTGCTCGGCATCGCAGTCGGCGCGGCGGCTCCGGTCGCCGTCCCGCTCCGGATTCCTGCGGCGGGCGCGTACCGGATCACGGTCGAGCTCGAGGCCGCTCCCAAACTGATAACCACCCCGTGACGATTTCGGACGCCGCGCCTCGGGTCACCGGCCACTGCCGTCGCACTGCCGGCCCACGAGCTCCCGAGTAAGCCGCGGCTCCGAAGCATGCTCGAGGACTCCCGATGACGATCGCTCAAGTGCTCACGTATCTGCCGGCCGTCGGTCTCGTCGGCCTGGCCGTCTACCAGGCCGTGAACCAGCAAGACCTGACGGCCGCGAGCCAGTCGATCTTGCAGGCCCTGGCCGTGTTCGGCATCGGCGGCGCGGTGCACTCGACGGCCGCGGCCGTGACGCCGCCGAACCCGTAAGTAACGAAGCAAGGCCCGACCCGCCCCCATCCCACCCTGATGATCTCTCACCGGCACGACATGACGACTTCGTTGTTCGCGGTCATTAACTTGGCCGCGGTAAGCGACTTCGTCGGCGCGCTCTTACGGCACGGGCCCTCGTGGGAGCTGGTACCGTCGCTCGTGCTTTCGCTCGCCGCGCTCGTCGGGGCGCTGCGCAGCTTTCTGGACGGTGCGCAGTCGCGGCGGTTCGCCGCCGACGAGCACCGGCTCAAGGTGGGGATCCTCGAGTGTCTGCCGCGCAGGCCGCCTGGATCGGAGAAGCTCAATTGAGAGATCTGTTCGTGCATCTCGTGTTCACGGCCGCGCTGGCCCTCGGACTGATCGAGATTGCCGTGGCCAGCCTCGGCGCCTGCATCAACGTGCTCAAACATGTCGCGACCTACCGAACTGACCGACGCCGTCGCCATCGAGATCGCCGGGCACCTTATCCGCGGCAACTCAATAGCGGATTCGTGCGCGATGGCTGGTATCGCTGAATCGACCTACCACCGCTGGATCGAGCGGGGGGAAGCGGGTGAGTCGCCGTTTCGCGAGTTCTCGGAGCTTACCCGCGCGTCACGCGCGGAGGCCCGTTCGAAGCATGTCCGGACGATCCGTAAGGCCGGACGCGAGGGCGACTGGAAAGCGGCGGCGTGGTTCCTCGAGCGCTCGGACCGGGCGAATTGGGGCCGGACCGTCGACGCCAAGGTCGAGCACTCCGGGCCGAACGGCGGACCGATCGAGATCGACGTGTCGAAACTGACCGATGACCAGCTCCGCGCCATCGTTGCAGGCTCAAGCGGCGGCTGAGCTCGAGCTTCGGCGGCGGGCGCGTCTGAAGCCGTTCGACGAGTGGCTCGGCGAAGTGTCGCCGAGCTGGACCTGGGACTGGCCGCACCTCGAGTACATGCGGGGCCAGCTCGGCCGGATCACGTCGGGTGAGATCGACCGGCTATGGATGTCGTGCCCGCCGCGGCACGGCAAGACCGAGCATAATACGGTCCGGTATGCGGCATGGCGGATCGAGTGTGACCCGACGCTGCGGGTCATCGTGTGGGCCTACTCGCAGGCCTTGGCCGAGAAATTCAGCCGGAAGATCCGCCGGATCGTCGGCGAACGTCTCCCACTCTCGACGGACCGTAACTCCGCCGGCGAGTGGGAGACGGCCGCCGGCGGCGGAGTCCGGGCGGCCGGGATCGGCGTCGGGATCACCGGAATGGGCGCCAACCTGATCTTGATCGATGACCCGGTGAAGTCGCGGCTCGAGGCGAACAGCGAAACCTATCGCAACCGCGTCCACGACTCGTACGTCGACGACCTCGTGACCCGGGCCGAGCCCGGGGCCGCGATCGTCGGCACGATGACCAGGTGGCACGAAGACGACCTGCAGGGCCGGATCAAGGGGACCGAGGAAGGGCCGGATTGGACCTACGTCAACCTGCCGGCGATCGCCGAAGAGAATGACCCGCTCGGCCGCGAGCCGGGCGAAGCGCTCTGCCCGGACCGGTATCCGATCGAGGTCTTGCGGCGGCGCGAGAAGGTCCTGCGGAACAGTTTCTACGCGCTCTTTCAAGGGTCGCCGCGGCCGGCCGAGGGGAACGCGTTCAAGAGGAGCTGGTTCCGGTACTGGCGCGCGGAAGGGAACGACGGCGACCGGATCTACCGGCTGCTCGACCCGCTCGGTGCGACCGTCCGTGTCGTACGGGCCCGCGACTGCCGGTCGTTCGGGACCGTCGATCTGGCGACCTCGATCAAAACGTCGGCCGACTACACCGTGATCGCGATCTGGGCCGTGTCGCTCGAGAGCGACCTGATCCTGGTCGACCTCGTCCGGGACCGGCTCGAGTCGCCCGACGTCATCAAGGCGGCGGCGGACACGTGCCGACGGCACGCGGTCGCGTATCTCCTGGTCGAGGCCAACGGGATGCAGCTCGGCGTGGTGCAGACGATGCGCCGGGCCGGATTGGCGGTCAGGGGCTGTACCAAGCATCCGGACAAGCTGAGCTGGGCGCAGACCGCGATCGTCCGGGTCGAAGCCGGCCAGGTGTTTTTCCCCGAGCGGGCGCCCTGGCTCGCCGACTATGAGGCGGAGCTTCAGGCATTCCCGGACGGCGCGCACGACGACGTCGTCGACGTCACGTCGATGGCGGCCGAGAACGTGTTTTGGAGCGGCGCCGCGACCGAGCCGGACGAGCTCCGGGCGGCGCGCGAGAAGGCCGAGGCCGAGGCGGAGCTGGTTGCCAAGCGGCAACGGGCGCTCGAACGGCAGGCCGACGCGGACGACCCGCACTGGTGGAGTGACGAGCAATGAGACGTTCACTGTCGGCGAGGAAGATGGCCGAGCTCCTGAACTCGGCGCTCGCGCTCGACCCGCTGGCGGTCACAGCGTTGATACGGAACGTCGTGCCCTGCAACCAGGCGCTGGCCGACCATCCGACGATCCCGGTCCGGGAAGTTGTCAGCGACGACGAACGTCACGGGTACGTGGGGTATTACCTCTGTTCGCTGGGCATCCTCAACGGACTGCTCGGCGACCGAGGTGATCTGCTTGCTGCCGAGGTCTATGACTACGGTCCGCATGCCGGCTCGGTGCGTCGATTCACCACGGTCCGTCGTTCGAAAATGCGGGTCGTCGAATGATCCCCGATCGGCCGCCGGCGGCCGAGACGCCCTTTTCTTACGTGCCCGGCCCCTTCTATCGAGGCCCGGAAGTCTTTCGAGCCTCGGACGGCAAGCTGGTCGCCGTGTGGCCGGTGTTCGACAAGCTCTACTCCATCTACCGATTACCGAACGGCGAGCTCTATTCCGTTTCGACCACTTTGACCCCCGAGAGTCCACATGAGTCACCCGAAGCTGAATCTCCCCCCCGATGCCGACGAGCTGATGGCCGAGGCGCAGACGCGGACTGAGCTCCGCGATTTCCGCCACGCGACCGACGCCGTGATCGCGCTCAACACGTCCCATCAGTCGGTGCATCAGACGCATCGCAACCTGCGGGCCCGCATCAAGCGTAAGCTCGAAGCCGACGGCATCAAGTAAGTAACCCCGTGCGAACCCACTCTGAAGTCGCGGCCTACCTCGATTCGCTCGAGCGATCGGCGCCGGCCGGCATCGCCTCGGGTGCCGTCGGCTACGGCGCCGGCGGGCCGGTGTGGCTCGACATCGCGCGTTCGAAGCGGCCGCCGACGCCGTATGAGTTGACCAATGCCTACAAAAACGTCGCTTACTCATGCATCCAATTGAATGCGAACGGTGTGGCGCGTGTGCCATTGCGGTTGTACGCCAAGACCAGCCCCAAGCAGGCGCGCCCCCGCCGGTCGTGTCGGGCGGTCTCCACCGGCCGGCAGCGGTACCTGCGGTCGCTCCCATATCTCACGCGGTCGATCGCCGACGGCGACCAGGTCGACGAGATCACGGAGCACCCGCTTCTGACGGCGATCACGGACGCGCCCAACGACTACTTCGACGGCAACCTGTTACTCAATCTGATCGCCCGCCAGTTGGACGTCGTCGGCGCGGCCTACCTCTATCCCGAGCGGCCGGTCCGGGCCGACGGATCGAACGATCCGAGCCAGGCCCGCGAGGGAATGAAGGTCTGGGGTCTCCAATCGCAGTATGTTTACGCGATCAAAGGCACCGGAACCGAGGTCCTCCGCGGGTACAAGTACTTCGGCGACCAGTTCTCGGCGACGGACCTGGTCCGGATCCGGTACGTGTCGCTTCGTGACCCGTACCTCTCGGCCTACGCGCCCTTGCACGCGTGCTTCGAGTCGGTCGGGCTCGGTGATTACTACCTGTCGGTCGTCGAGTCGTTCCTGAAGAACGACGCGCAGATGTCGCTCATGATCTCGCCCAAGGACGGCCTGCAACACCCCTGGGACGAGACGTCGCGGAAGCGGTTTGAGGTCGACATCAACCAGAAGTTCGGCCGCGGCCGGCAGGGCCGGGTCTGGACGACCGACGGCTCGGTCGACGTCCAGCCGATCGCGTACCCGCCGGCGGACCTGTCGGGCCTCGAGATTTCGAAGTGGGAGCGGCTGCTCGTTGCGAACTGCTTTGACGTGCCGATCTCGCTCCTGCAGGCCGAGGACACGAACCGGGCGGTCGCGAGCGAGGGGACGCATCAGCACCAGTATTACGCGATCGCGCCGCGGTGTTGCATCATCGCCAACGCGCTCACGCACCAGGCGGCGCGGCCGGTCGACGACCGGCTGTTCTTCGCATTCGATGATGCGGTGACGCGCGATGAAGAGCGGCACGCGAAGATCGTCGACATGCAGATCAAGAACGGCACGCGCTATATCAACGAGACGCGGGCCGACGACGGGCTTGATCCGGTCGAGTGGGGTGACGAGCCGTGGTTCCCCTCGACGCAGATGCAACCGACGGCCGCGGCCGAGGCGAGAGAGCATGCGCAGGGTGTGGCCGAAAAGGCCGCGGCGCAGCCTCGGCCCGCGGCCGGCGATCCGGAGAAGAAACGATTGTGGGACCGGTTCGGCCGAGTGCTCGAGCAGATTGAAATGGAGAGTGCCGCGTGAAGCCGCTGATGTTCCTGAGCAATGACCCGCGCCTGGTGCTGTTCGACCGGGCGACCGGCCGCAAATACCGGCATGCGATCCTCCGGAACGCGCCCTGTCCGTGCAAGTCGGGGCGGAAGTTCAAACGGTGTTGCTTGCTCCTGCGGACCCCGATCGCACCCGTGCCGGACACCGCCGCGTGATCACTCCGGTACCGGCGCAGGTCGTCTCGGCCGGCAACCCCGAGAGCCCGCAGCAAGAGGCCGTTGAGATCGAGCGCGGCAAGTGGATCGAGGGCCAGCTCCCGTACGGGCCGGCCGGGCCGGAGATCCTGTTCCGGCCGGCGCCGATCCTGGCGAACCACGTGATCGACGTCGCCGCGGCCAACCACCAGCTCGTCGTCGCCCAGCTCGACCGCCAGATTGCCGAGCTCCGGCTCCAGCTCGAGCTCGATCGACTCCGCGCGGGCAAAGGCTCATGACGGATCTCGACGACGACCTGGTCGAGGTCGCGATGTTTATCGGCTGGCTCCGGCTCCGGCAGCTCCGGGCCCGGGCCCACGACGGCGATGACGGCGGCCACCACGCCGAGGACAACACGTACGGCCTGCCGGACGGCGAGCCGATCGCCGACGAGCTCCGCGACTGGCTCGCGAAGCAAGAGCGGGCGGTGCTCGACGCCATCCCCAACACGGGCCTGCCGGGGGCGTTCCCGGACCTGACGGCCGACGACTGGGTCGACCCGATGGCCAAGGCGATGACGCCGCTTTTGGCCAGCTACTGGGACAAGTCGGGCAAGCAGGTCTACGCCCGGCTCGGCCTCGACGCGGACGAGTGGCGGGTGGTCAATCCCCATCTCGCGGCCGCGATCCGGCAGCAAGCGCTGGCGTTCTCGCAGACAACGAACGGCTCGACCAACAAGACGCTCGCGCAGGCCCTGACTCAGCTCCGGCAGGAGCTCGTGATCGGGATGGTCGAGGAGGGAGAGTCCATTCGTGAGTTGGCGGCGCGAGTCCAATACGTCTTCGAGCGGCTGTCGAACAGCCACGCCCGGATGATCGCCGCGACCGAAGCCAGCCGAGCCGTGCACGCCGCGCAGGACCTGGCCGACCATGAGAGTGAGGTTGTCGCCGGGCTCGAGCTCTTGCTGTCGTCGGACGCGTGTCCGCTCTGCCGCAAGATCGCGACCGAGTGCAAGCGGGTCCAGCTCGGCCAGTCGTTCGCGACGATCGGCAACAACCCGCACTACCGCAACGTGAAGTACCCGCCGCTGCACCCGCACTGCCAGTGCACGATGATCGAGGTGTTGAAGCCGGAGTACGGCGGCCCGGTCGATCCGGAGTGGGGGAAGACTCTCGACCAGCCGCAAAAGGGCCTGGGCGACAAGTACACGCCGCCGGCCGGCAAACCGGTCCCCAAGCCGGAGCCGGACCGGCCGAAGCCGCGGCCGACCAAGCCGCCGCCGAAAGCGCCGGTGATGCCGACCCCGCCACCGCCGGCGCCAGCGCCGGCGCCAGTTCCGCCGCCAGCGCCTGGCCCTCCGCCCAAGACGCCGATCGATGAGGCCGTCGATTATGCGCGGGCGCGGCAGGTCAAGGTTGATCGCCACGGGGCCGCGTTCATTACGAGCCAGGTAGGGGCGGTCCATGCGGCGCGTGTGCCGGCGGCCTATGAGGCGGCCGGCGAGAGGATCCTGATCAACGAGACGCATGACTACTGGCGCGACCCGGCTGGGTGGATGCTCGCCGCGAATCGCAAGCAGCCGCCGTGGTTCTCAACGAGCGAACCCAATCACATCATCGTGCACGAGGTTGGCCACGCCAAACACCACGCGAATCTTGGCGACGCGCAGTACAAGTTGGTCGGGACCGGCACGTTCTCGGCGGCCGAGAAAGCGTTCGTCGCGCAGCACGTGAGTCGCTATGCCGCGCAAGAGCCGGCCGAGTTCGTGGCTGAGATGTATGCCGGCCTGGCTGCGGGCAAGTCCTATAATGCCGAAGTGACTCGCCTCTACCTCGCCTACGGCGGACCATTGCCATGACGATATTTCCCCAGTGCCTTTCGTGCCGGCACTACCGGCCCGACGGCCCGGGCCCGATGACCTGCAACGCCTATCCGGACGGCAAGGGTATCCCCGATGCCATCCTGTTCAACAAGCACGATCACAAGCAGCCGTATGCCGGCGATCACGGCATTCATTTCGAGCCGGCGGCCGGCGGCCTGAAAGACACACCATGACGTACGTCTCCGACCTGATCGCCGCGTTCGAGAGCGACCCGTCGCCGGCGAACCTCAACGCACTCGAGCGGGCGCTCTTCGTGACCGGCCCCGTCCTCTACCACTCGACCGTGTACGGGATCGCCGATCCGCGGGCCGTCGAGTCGCTCGAAGTGTTCCGCGACGTCCAGCGCGCCGAGCTCGTCCGCATCCCCTGACCTGATCAACGAGATTCCATCCGATGGCCGAAGCCGCCACTCCCCCACCGAGCGGTCCGCAGTCGCGCGCTTTTCGCGCCGTGATCGACGACGTGTCGAAGCCCCGCCGGTCGGTCGTCGCGAAAATCAACACGGCCGTCGTCGACCGGTACCGGACCGTCGTCGTGCCGGGGGGGGCCGACTTCCGGTCGTTCGTGAAAAACCCCGCGGTGCTCTGGCAACACGGCCAGGACCCGACGCGCGGGTCGCAGCCGGTCGGTCACTGCTCGAGCATCAAGTATCGCCGGGCCGAGGACGACATCCTGGCCGTGACGCAGTTCAAGTCGGACGAGTACTCCGACCGGATCTTTCAAAACTACGTTGATGGGACGCTCACTTCCTTCTCGGTCGACTTCATCCCGGAGCCGGCCCAGTCCGGCCGGCCAACGGCCGACGAGCTCCGGAGCCGGCCGGACTGGGCCGGCGCGGAGTGCATCTTCCGGCGGTGGGAGCTGGCCGGCTACTCGGCCGTGGCGTACCCGGGCAACCCCGAAGCGCTGGCCGTGGCCGTCGAGCGCGGGCTCTGGATCCCCGACGCCGCGCGGGCCGAGCTCCCCGCAGCGACGCGCGACATGGCCGAGGGATCGGGCGAAACCGGCGGCTATGCGACCAAGACGAAAGACGGCCGCTCGGTCGTCGAGCGTGACGGCGGCTGGTGCGTCGAGTGCGACGGCCAGGTCGTGAGCCGGCACGAGAGCCAGGCCGAGGCCGAGGCCGCCCTCGAGCACCCCGAGCCGGCGCCGGAGCGGGCCGCGCCCGTGCCCGTGATCCCGCCGCTACCGGACGGCGTCCGCACTTACACCGTCGAGGACCTGGTGGCGATCACGTGCCGGTCGCTCGCCGCCCATCTCTGCCTCTTGACCGAGCAGACCCTCCGAGACACTCACGACCTCGCTCGAGGTCGAGTCTGAGTCCGACCCTGACGAGAGATAGCGACGCACCAGGCGAGCACGACGACGACCACCGCCGCCGAACGTGACGCCCCCCGTCCGTCCGCAAGTCTACGCCCTGGGCCTGTTCGACAACTACGAACCCCCAAGGTTTCTACCCATGTGGATCAAGTTCATCCGTGATATCGGCACGGCCAAGAGTGGCTCGTTCGCCGACGTCGCGGACGCCATCGCCCAGAATTACGTCGCCCTCGGCGTCGCCGAGGCGGCCCCCGAAGATCCCGCGCAGCGCGCGGCCGCAATGGCCGTGGCGCAGTTGCAACCCCTGATCCAGGCCCAGGCCGACCGGACCCGGAGCCAGCTCGGCGCGAGCCAGGGCCCGCTCGCTCGTCCCCGCCAGCTCGTCGCCTCGAACGGCGGGATCGAGTTCAACGGCCGGATCGATTCCGGGTCGCAGGAGATCGACCGCCGCCGGGCCGGCCCCGGGCATTTCGTGCGGACCGTGATCGAGGCCCTCGGCTCGCGCGATGCCGACGAGTGCCGCAATGCCCACGAGGAGCTTTGCCGGCCCTGGGAAGAGGGCGGGTACGGCTCGAGCCGGAACATGGCGGAAGGCGCCGGCTCGACCGGTGGCTACGCCACGCCGGTCGTTTATGAGTCGATGTTCTTCGAGGTCGCGGCCGAGGAAGAGATCATCGTGCCGGCGGCCGACGTCAAGCCGCTCGCCGCGCGCCAGGTCGAGTACACGGCGTTGAACCAGTTCACGGCTCCGGTCCTGGGGCAGAGCGCCTGGTACGGCGGCGTGCAGGTCTACCGGAAGGGCGAAAAGGTCCAGCGCACCGAGACCGATTTCGCGCTCAAGAAAATCCAGATGCTGGCGCAGGACCTGACGGCCCTGACCGAGCTGTCCCGCGACCTGATCTACGATGCGTCGGGCATGGACGCGTACGCGATCCGGATGATTGGCGGCGCCATCGGCTGGCGCGAGGATTGGGAGTCGTTTCAGGGCAATGGCGCGGGGCAATTCTTGGGTGTGACCAACTCGCCGGCGATGCTCCTGGTGGACCGAAACACCAACGACGAGATCCTGTACCAGGACGTCTTCACGATGAAGACGCGGTTCGCACAGAACCCGATGTCGCCGTGCTGGGTCTGTCACCCCTACACGCTGTACCAGCTCGAGACGATGCAGGATCCCTCGGGGCGGTTCATCTTCATCCCCTATTCGACGATCGTCGCCACGCCCGGCGTCGGCGCCGTCGCCGCCGGCGGCCTGGCCTACCGGCCGTCCGGAGTGTTCCTCGGCTGGCAGCTCTACGCGTCGGAAAAAGCGCCGGTCCTGGGCGACGCCTGCGACCTGATGCTAATCGACCGTAAGAAGTACTGGGTCGGCCGCCGGTCGGGTTTGGAGATCGGCCTGTCCGAGCACTTCCTGTTCGACACCGACCAGATCGCGATTCGCGCGAAGATCCGCAACGACGGCAAGCCCGGCCAGATCGCGCCTTACTACCTCGCGGACGGGACGCAAAGCAACCAGGTCTCCGGCTTCGTCGGCACTTCGGCCACGCACTCCTGATCCAACCGCCGCCGGCTCGGCCGCCTGGCCGGGCCGGCGCGCTCTCTCCCTCCTACACACTTCCTCCATCGCGCGGGTGAATCCACATGCAATACAACGAGAACATCACGGAAGCGCTCGCCGTCCTCGGCCAGCTCGCTCCGTCGAGCCTCTCGGCCGCGGCCCACACGGTCGGGCCCTTCAACACCAAGCTCTTCCGCCGGATCGTGGCGATCGTCAACATCGGCGCGCTCGGCTCGTCCGCGACCGTCGACGTGCAGTTCAAGGCGATCAACTCGAGCTCGAGCTACGTCGCCGTGACCGGCACCACCATCACCCAGATCACGACCGGGTCCACCAACCTGGTATTGGTCGAGCTCCGGGCCGAGACCTTGGCGGCCCAGAACCTGGGCCCGAACGTCGAGCTCGTGATCACGGTCGGCACCGCGGCATCGCAGGTCTCGGCCGTCGTCCTGGGCACGGCCGGCTATTACCCCTCGAGCGACTACAACGTCGTCACCCCGACGCAAACGCTCGTCGCCTGATCGGATCTTCCCCGGGCCGGTCGATCACCCGACCGGCCGGCCCTCTCTCGTCTCTCTCTCCGGGATTCCATGGCCGACTTTTTCGACCTCTTCAACGGCACCGGCAACCTTGTCGACCACACCCCCGACAGCGGCGGCGGCGTCACCTGGGGTCCGTCCGGCGCCACGGAGATCACACTCAGCGGCAGCGGCGCGATCACGTCGCCTACGGATAACACGACCTATTATATGTATTCGAGCTGGACGCCGCCCGGCTCGGCGTATCAGTCGAGCTGGGTCTGCGGATCGGCGATGGTCGGCTCGGTCACCGGCATCTGCGGGCCCACCGTCCGTGCGAGCGGCTCCGACGGCGCAGTCAATTGCTATCTCGCCTGCATGACGCCCGGCACCTCGGTCGTTCGTCTCTTCCGCACGATCGCGGGGTCGGCCACCCTGCTTGTCGACAACACCACGATCCCCACGGTCGCGGCCGGCGATGTGTGCTCGATCACGGCCGCCGGCACCGGCGCGACCGTCACGCTCGACATCTATTACAACGGCGCGCTCGTCCTGACCTACGCCGATAGCGACTCGGACCGGATCACGGCGACCGGCAGTGCCGGCGTGTTCATCGACAACGCCGGCATGGGCAGCGACATCTGCCGGACCCTCTGGGCCGGCGCGATCGGCGGCCCCTCGGCCGCAATCACGCCGCCGGCCGCGGCGGTCGCCCTCGGCGGTACCCGGGCCTTCACCTTCGCGGGATTGCCCAACGAGACGATCGTGATTTCGGTCGTCAACGGCAGCCTGTCCACCAGCTCGGGCGCCTCGACCACTTACACCGCGCCCGGCTCGGGCACTTCGGACGTGATCACGTTCGCGTCGACCGACCTTCCGACCCACACGGCCGACGCGCCGATCTTCCTGGGTACCAGCACGCTCGCCCGGTCGATGACGGCCGGTACCGACTGTCTGAATATGGGGGCCGACCAGGTCCTCTGCGGGCTCTCTCAGTTCAGCGGACATATCGCCGTCAAGCTTGCGTCCGGCTCGACCACGTTCCCGGGCGGCGTCACGTCGATGCCGCTCGTGAGCCAGGTCGACGGGACGACGACGAACGATGTGTTCAAGCTCAGTTACGACACGAGCGGCTCCGCCAACTACCTCGATTTCTACGTCAACGCGGCCGGCTCGCAGCACCAGGAATGGCAGACGACGGCCGATACGCTCTCGGCCTACGGCTCCGGCAGCAACTGGCTGTTCCTCAGTTGGGACTGGGGTTCGGGCAACGGCATGGGCTCGGGCGGCGGCCTGCTCAACCTCTACTTCGCCGACCCCACGAACTCGATCTACACCACCCTCACGAAGGGATCGGGACTGACCGAGGTCTACACCGGCTCGGTACCGGCGCTGACGGCGTCGACGACGGCCGACTTGACGATCGGCGCGCAGCCGAGCGCAACCCTGGTCGGCATGGCCGGCGCGGCCTACGCCAACTTCGCGCTCTGGTCATTGCAGCCACTCTGGCCCGACGGCGTGCCCAACGGCGGCCAGGTCCTGACGACCGGCTACTCCGGCAGCGATAGTGACAACCTCGGCAAGTACTTCCCCGCCGAGGTGATCGAGGCCGGCAGGCAGAGCACGGGCGAGGCCACCGACCAGTATGTCCAGCTCGACGTATTGAACATGCTGGGCGCCAACCCCGAGATCGGCATCAAGACCGTCCTCTCGGCCGTGCCGACGGCGGGCGCAGTGGTTGCGGCCGGCCCGCCGTTGAATCCGCCGTTCGCCGCCGTCGGCGTCCTCAGTGGGAGTGGCAACGCGCATAGCCCCGGCAACATCACGCTCACGCTCTCCTGGCTCAACAGCGCGCCCTTCGGCTCGTCGGTCACGTTCACGCCCACCGACACGACCAGCGGCACGTGGACCCCCTCGACGCTCACGCTGACGTCATCGGGCGATGCCACGGCGACGAGCACGCTCAGCGTGCCCGGCAGTATCACGCCCCCGCAGGGGGAGACGATCACGGTCACGAACGGGTCGAGCTTGCTCCCGGTCGGCTTGCCCTACACCGTCGTCGCGGTCACGGCGCAGCTCGCGTCGGTCGGCATCTACCCCGGCGGCAACCTCCTGGTCGGGTTCACCGAGACGACGAGCACGCCGCCGGACGGGTTCACGGCCGGCGAAGCGGTCCCGGTGACGGCCGTCAACACCACGGGCGCGACCGTGACGATCAACGGCGGCGACCCGATCCCGGTCGCCGTCAACAGCGCGGTGTTTCCGACCAACTACGGGGTCACGAATTTCTTCTGGTCGTTCTTCGGCACGCCCCAGTATGTGTTCATCGTCGACGATGCCGACGCCGCCTGCACCCTGACCGGGACCTGGACGGCGACGAGCGACGCCTCGGCCCACTGGCAGCTCTTCACGTTCGCCGACAAGGGCGCGGGGTCGCTCCAGTACTCCGACGTTCACACCGACACGGCCGTGTGGAGCTTCACCGGGCTCGTCGCCGGCGGCACGTACGCGTTCTACCGCAACACGCCCGACTTCTACCTCGGCATCGCGGGCGCCCCGAACGGCCAGTACTACGGCGGCGCCGGCACGACGAGCGCCCTCTACACCATCACCGACGGCACGACGACGCACACCGCATCGAGGGACTTCACGGCGACCACGTACAACTTCGACGACGCGGACATGGTCTACCGTTGGGAGGAGCTGACGACGATCACGCTGGCCGGCACCACGGCGAGCGTCACGCTCACGAACCAGAACAGCTCGGGCCGGCTCTTCGCCGACGCGATCCGCGTGAAGCGGGTCGTGACGCCGGCCGTCAGCTCGGGCGACACGGTCGTCCTGAACGCGCCCGACGCCTGGATCACCACCACGGCCGGCACCACGGGCCCGGTCGCCGACTTGACGATCCCGGTGTATGCCGACACCGACGTGATGCCGTTCGACGACACGCTCCCGCGCGACATGAAGCAAGGGTACAACCTCGGCCAGATCGGCGATGGCTATCCGTGTCTCGTGCTCGCGAACCGGGCCAAGGCGGCCGAGGGGTGGTCTGCAAACGGCCACGCCTGGGGGTTCGACAGCCACGGCGAGCTCAACTCGGCCCCGACGACGTCGGGCCAGTCGGCGACGATGATCTTCATCTCGTCGTGGGGCGACCCCGACTTTGGCAACGGCATCGACGGCTGGTGTTCCGCGACGGCCCGCGTGACGGGCGCCTGGACGTTCGTGTTCGACACCCCGGGCAGTCCGACGGTCTATCTTGCGGGCGGCTACGGTACGGCCGTGACGGTCTCGGAGCCGGCCTACACGGGCGGGCCGGGCACGAACATCGTCCTCACGCAGACGCCGAGCTACGGTCTCCAGCCGGTCTTCAACCAGCAGCTCCTGCTCACCTGCACGTCGGGCGGCAACGCCAACGACTACATCCACAACCTCCGGATCTATCCCCCCGGCACCGACCACACCTGGACCAACCTCACCGATCGGGACACGTACAACCGGCTCGCCGGCAACTTCCGCGGCGGCTGCATCCGGAACCTCGACGCGAGCGAGATCGCGAGCTTCTGCAACGTCGCTGAGTGGACCGATCACCACAACTCGGCCGACATCGTCTACCCCGGCAACGCCGGCTCGTTCGGCGGCCCGGTGAAGACGTTCGCGCCGATCACGAGCAACGATACGGCGCTCGCCCTGGCCACGGCCGTCGCACCGCCGACGAACGGGCAGTGCTTGGTTCTGGCCGTGTTCGACGCAAGCACGCCGCACGGGCTCGGCCCGGCCGGCACACAGCGCCGGATCTGGTTCAACAACGGTACGCTCTCTTATCCCTGCACGGGTGCCGGCGACGGGGGCACCGTGATCCTGGTCGACGTGTTCAGCGGCCCCCTGCAGGGCGACTGTATCGTCGTCGACGATCTGAACGTCATCTTCCAGGGCTACACGACGGTGGCGGTCCCCGGCGACGGCTCGGCGATCACCTTGACCGAGAGCCAGACGCCCGACGGCGACGGGACCTACACCTGCGCCTACGGCGCGGGCATCCCACCGGCCGACTTCATCACGGTCGCCAACGAAGTCAGCATGATCCCCTGGATCTGCATTCCGCGTTTCGGCACTGATGCCTACGCGAACAGCCTGGGCCAGTATGCCGCGGCGAACCTGCCATCGGGCCAGACGCTGGCCGTTGAGATGGCGAACGAGACCTGGAACAATTCCGGGCCCGGCAACTGGTCTTATTTCACCTGGGTCCAGCGCTACCAGTACTACCTCTGGACCACGACGAGCGGCGCCCAGGGCGCGAACGTGACCGACACGCCGTCGGCCTACGCCCGGCAGGCCGTCTATCGCCACAACCAGGTCCGGGCCGGTGCGACGGGAATCCCCGAGGTCCGGATCAATGGCTATGGCACGGGCGCGATCGCCACGGCGACGGTCGCCGGCGGCGTCGTGACGGGCATCACTGTGAACCATGGCGGTACCGGCTACACCACTGCCCCCACCGTGACGATCCTGGGCGGCGCCGGTACCGGCGCGACGGCCACGGCGACGGTCGCGGGCGGCGTCGTGACGGGCATCACCGTGACGGTCGGCGGCAGTGACTACGCCACGACGGGGTTCGACCCGACCCGGATCATCCGCGTGATGGGCTCGGGCGCCGGCCAGGGGACGGTCACCTCGCAGATCGCGGCCTGGTGCTACAACAACAACCTCACGTTCGACTGGCTCTCGACCGCCGTGTACCAGGATATCTGGCCGGCCGGCTCCGACTACGATCCGATCTCGCCGGACCGGTTCGACGAGCTCTCGGACGACGACTTGTTCGACGTCAACGTGTTGGCATTCCTGCACGGGAACACGTACGCGCTGACGAAAGCCCATCTCGACGCGCTCGCCATCAGTCCCTACGGCTCGTATTTCTCCGGGGTCAAGCTGGTCTGCTATGAGGGCGGCGCCGAGGCGCTGGCGCGCGGCAACGAAGATCCGAATTCGGGCGGCGAGCCGCACAACACGACCCGCATGGCCCGGCGCGCGATCGCCGTCATCCGCAACCCGCGGTTCTATCAGCTCGAGCTCGCCTGGCAGCAAAACCTCGAGCAAAACTGCGGGGTCTCCGGCTGGAACCGGTTCACGCTGGACGAGCAGAACGGCCAGGGCCGGAACGAGCTCTGGCAGGCCGTCTGGTGCGGTGAGACGGCCGCCGGCACCGGCTCCGACGACGAGAACACGGGCCTCGATCTCCGGTCGCTGGTCTCGCAGGAATTCGGCGCCCAGACCTACTACGCCGCCGGCCCCGTGTTCAGCCCTTACTGGGCCTGCACCACTTTTTCGCGCACGTGCGGGATTGGGATCTACTGATGTATCGCAAAAACACCGCCAGCCAGGGCGTCGGGTTCGCGGCGATCGCGATCTCGTCCGGCGAGACGATGACCGGGACCACGGGCTTTGCGGCCTATCGCGTCCTCGACGGCGGCGCCCAGGCGAGCGCCACCGGGAGCGTGGCGGACAAGGGCAACGGCCAGTACTGGTTCGCGCTTTCGCAGGCCGATACGAACGCCAACGAGGGCTCGTACCTGTTCACGATGACGGGCATGATCGCGGTCGAGAAAACGCTCGTCTTCACGGCGTGCGACCCGACGACGGCGAGCAACTTCGGGATCACGAACATTGATGCGACGGTCTCGAGCCGGTCAACCTATGCCGGCGGCGCGGTCGCGTCCGTGACGGGTGCCGTCGGCTCGGTTACCGGTTCGGTGGGCTCCGTCACAGGGGCAGTGGGATCCGTGACGGGAAATGTCGGCGGCAACGTCGCCGGCTCCGTCGCCAGCGTCACGGATCCCGTGACGGTCGGCACCAACAACGACAAGACCGCTTACGAGCTCGACTCCGCCGGCCTCGACCAGGTCGTCGCCGAGACCGGCATCAACGCCCGCCAGGCCCTGGCCCTGATCCTCGACGCGGTCGCCTCAGTGCTCTCCGGCGCGACCGGCGGCGCGAGCACGATCACCATCAAAAATCCAGCCAATTCGGCGACCCGGATCAGCGCCACCGTCGACGCCAACGGCAACCGCACGGCCGTCACCCTCAACCCCCCGGCATGATCGCATGTTCCCGCGCAGCTACTTCGCCGCCACGTTTTTCCCCGCGACCTACTTCCCGGGCCCGGCCGGCTCGGGCCCCGGCGCGCTCGTGCTCGACAGCGACTTCTATGCCGTGTTGCTCGCGCCCGACGATGACCCGTTCGGGGGAGACGACTGATGGCGAAGTTCCTCACGCTCAAGCTGATTCAGGGGACGTCGCGCGACTATCCCTTGCAGGCCTGTAACCGCGACGGCACGCCGGCCGTCGGCGTGTTCGACGATGGCGACACGCTCACGACCCAGGTCTGGGCCGGCGACGGCCAGCCGGTCCTGCTCACGCCGGCGACGACCTGGGCGGACGCCGATGCCGGCCAGTTCACGATCACGTTCAACGACAGCGACACATCCGACCTCCCGCCGTCGCTCTACCAGATCATCACCAAGGCCACGCGCTCCGGCCGCTCGGGCGTGATCCTGCCGCGCGGGACCCGGCTCGAGATCCTCGACGCGCCCGGCTCGGGGACGGCGACCGACCTCGTGACGCAGGACGCGCTCGCCGCCCAGCTCGCCGCCGGCGGGATGCAGCTCACCACCGCCCAGGTCCAGGTCCTCCCCGCACTCGCCCGGTCGGCGAGCCGGCAGATCCGCCGGCTTTGCAACCGGTATTTCAATCGCGGCGGCCCCAAGGGAGTGATCCCCGCTTTCGACGGGGTCTACACGATCGACTGGCCGAGCCGAACGTTCCTCTTGCGCCAGTACCCGATCAACTCTCCGCCGCGGGTGCAGACCAACCCGACCGTCGTCTTGACCGTCTGGAACCAGGACAGCATCACCAACCAGGCCGCCACCGTCACACTCCAGACCGACGGCACGGTCGAGGACGTCGACGACGTCTCGCCGGCGACGACGGGGCTCGTCCTCTACCGGCTGGCGTCGGCCGTCGCCACGTCGGTGACACTCACCTGGGCCGACTATCCGACGATCGCCGCACTCGCGACCGCCATCACCAACCTCGGCAATGGCTGGTCCGTCACGGTAGCCGACGGCTACGCACTCCGGCCGACGGCCGCGTTCCGGGCCGGCCAGGGGACGCAGCCGGCACTCGGGTTCCAGACGCAGGTCGGGTTTTCGCAGCACGTCGACGACGTGCCCGTGATCTACGACGCACGGTCCGGCATCGTCACACTGAGCGAGCAGCTCAATGACCCGTTCACTTCGCCCCGGTTCGGCATCTACTTGCAGACGGACCTCGACGATTGCCAGGTCTACGGCGGCCCGCAAGGGCTCCGCGTGACGTACGACGCGGGATGGGACGTGGTGCCGGAAGACGTCCAGAGCGCCTGCGTCGAGACCGTGATCGACTGGCTCCACAAGCTCTCGATCGACCAGAACCTCGGCTCCGAGTCGGACGGCGCGCGATCGTACGTGATCAACACCGCCTTTCAAAACTACTCCTTGCCCAAGTCCGTGATCGGCAAGCTCTCCCCGTACCGGAGCCCCCGCGCGTGAGACCCCCGAGCGCCCGGATCCCGCGCAACTGCGTCACGATCCAGCCGACCACGTTCACCGTCGACGGCGACGGCGGCCGCGTCTTGACCGCGACCGGCAACCCGAGCGAGGAGTACTTTGTCCGGGTGCACCCCGCGAGCTCGCGCGACGTGCCCGATCACATGCGTGAAGAGGGCGTCACATACCTTACCGTCCATTTCTTCCGCCGGCCGGCCGTCAAGATCCGGCACCTGATCAACTGGGTCGACCCCGAGCTGGGCGCGGCGCAGGTCCTCTCCGTGATCGGCCCGCCCCGGACGGCGACCGGCGAGTTTTCGACCTGGTTGGTCGACTGCGAGTACCGCGTGCCCCCCGAGCAGGGGAGCGCGTAAGTGGCCGGGCGCGTCGACTGGTTCGGCAATCAGTTCATCCGGCAGTATCAGGCCGAGACGAAGCGTCGCACGCGGACCGCGGCGATCCGACTTCAGAGCTGGATCAAGTCTGAAATCAAGCAGTCGGGAAGGCTCGTATATCACCCGATCGGCAAGAAGGGCAAGGCTCTCAAGAAGACCTTGACCATCCGGAATTTCACCCATAGCCGGCCGGGCAATCCGCCCTTCACTCAGACCGGCCATCTCCACGACATGATCATGTGGGAGCTGGTTCCCGTCGGCATGGGCGGCCCCTCAGTAATCGGCCGCGTCGGGACCAATGTGAAATACGGCCGTTGGCTCGAGCTCGGCACGCGGAAGATGAAGCGACGGCCGTTTATCGTCGTGACCCTTCGCCGCCACGAGCCCGAGATCCGCTCGATCCTGCTCGGCCAGAGCACGCCCGGCAGTCTGATCGGCATCACTTCGAACCAGTTCCGCTCCGGGATCCTCGGACGGGGCGCCACCCGCGCAGGCTACTGACTGATGAGCACACCGCACCTGATCGGCGCGATCCGCAATTACCTGCTCGCGCAGCCCGAGCTCGTCGCCGTCCTGCCCGGCGGCATCGCCGACGGCCAGGCCGGCCGCGACGACCCGCTCGCATACATGGTGTTGCAGCAGCGCGACGCCAATTACCTGCGCCTCTTCGGCGGCCGCGAGATCGCGTTTCTGCATATCGAGGTCAGCACGTTCGCGACAACCCGGTCGGCCGTCGAGACGGCCGGCAACCTGGCCCGGGACATCTTGCTCCCCCCCGACGACCAGCCGGCCTGGTCGCCGATCGGAATCGCCGGCGGCTGGCGCGACGTCAACCGCCAGCCGGCCGGCGGCGATGCGATCGAGATCGACGCCGAGACCCGGGCCGCGTACGGCAAGGACGTCTGGGTCTGCCGGCGGTCGATCACCTGGACACTCGCAAGGGGATAGTGATATGTCGGTCTCGATCAACTGCCTCAACACGGTCACAGTCAGCGATCAAATCACCGAGAACATCGACGTCGGCCCCATCAGTCTTCCCGCCCAGGGGACGAGCAAGGCCACGTATCCGATGTCAAACGGAACCTCGACCAGTGGCACGGTCGCGAGTGTCGTTGACGTGCATTGGGAGCTAAGCGGCGACACCGCCGTGACACTCGCAGGCGGGTCATCCGTCACTTACACGCTGTCAGCGCTCACCGACAGCCTCACCCGATCGCTCGCCCTCGCGCGATTGCGCAAGGCGTTTGTCTGGCTCATCGACCGGGTCGACGGTGACTACCTCAACTTCGGCCAGGCCGCGACACACCCGGTCACGATCGGATCGACGCAAGCGATCCCAGTATTTGATTGCCTCTTGATCGTCGCCACCAACGCGGCCGGCATCCCGGTCGGATCCGGCTCGAGCGATCAGTTGAAAATCGCGAACCCCGGTTCAAACCCCATCACCTTCGGAATCAACCTCTCCGGCGATAGCACCTGAGAAAGAAGGTCTCATGACCCTTACCCCCATCGCCCCGATCGCGGGCCCCGTGGCCGTGCTCAAGTTTTCCTACCTGATCGCGGACACCCTGACGGCCGTCGTCCAGCCGGCCATGAATTGGAAATTGAACATCGACGGCAAGCTCGTCGACGTCTCCAACTTCCTCTCCGGCCGAACGCCGGCCCTGACTCTGACCGACGTCGACTTCGAATGCACGTTGGTCTACGACGACAACAACCCGCCGACCGACACGGACCTGGCCAACATCCGCCCGGGGACGTTGTTGGTCGTCCAATGCTACACCAACGCGACCAAGTTTTATTCGCTCTCGGCAATGGTCAGCACCATCGCGCCCGGCATCGAATCGCTCGAGGATGTGCATAAGATCCCCGTCACGGCCAAGATCTCCGGCGCCCTCACCTGGCCCGTGATCCTGGCATAACTGAGGAGCTACCCTTGGATCTCTCCGTTGTTGTCGGCGCCGCCGAGGAAATCGATCTCGCCGGCGCCGAGTACTCCGTGCGGCTGCTCACCCTGCGCGAGTGGGGCGAGATCAGCGCGTGGCTCAAACGCCGGTCGCCGTCGCCGGTCACACGGGCCGGCCGGGCGATCGACCAGGCCGCGGCCGACGGCGAGCCGCTCTCGATCGAGACCCGCGAGATCCTGCTCGACCACGCCCAGCGCGCGGCGCTGTCGTGGCCGCCGCGGCTCGGCTCGACCGACTGGTTCGAGTCCATCGACCGGGCCGACGGCGGCCAGGCCTACCTCCTGCACCAGGTCCTCTCCAAGGCCGACAAGACCTTCACGATCGAGCGCGCGACCGCGCTCGCGAAGCTGTTCTCGACCGACGATTGGAACGAGCTCTTGCGCGTCTCGTTCTATGGCCAGCCACCGCGGCCGGCCCCAAAAGTCGCGGCGGCCGAAGAGGCCGCGTAGAGGACGACGGCGCCGACGACTGGGCGCCCTTGGTCTTCAGACTGCTCGATCAGTACGGGATCCCACCCGACCGGATCGGCGACCTCACCTATCCGCAAGTGGTCGCCATCATCACCCGCGGCAATCCCGACGGCCTGTCAAAAGAGCGCTGGCAGGCCAAGCGCGTGCTCGCCGATTTCGCGGCCGGCAAGCTCAAGTGGAGAGACTAAGTGGGCAAGCTCGCCGAAGCCTACGTTGATGTAGGCGCCAACCTGAAACCCATGCAGGCCGGCCTCGGCCGGGCCCGGTCGATGTTGACGTCGTTCGCCTCGCGCGCGATCACTGTCGGCATCGGCGGCGCCGGGGGCGTCGCCGGCGGCTTGCTCGCCGCGGCGAAGAAATCGGCCGACCTGGGCGAGTCGCTCTCGAAAGTGCGTGTCACATTCGGGCGCGATGCGCAGGGGATGATCGACCAGGCCGACGACCTGGCCGACCGGTTCGGCGTCGTGAAGCAAGAGGCACTCGACGCCGCGGCCGGCTTCGGTCTGATGGGCCGGGCCGCGGGGCTGTCGACGGCCGCCTCGGCGAAGCTCGGCCAGGAGATGGTCCAGCTCGGGCTCGACATCGCCAGCTACCACAACCTCGCGAACGGTGATGCGTTCGATAAGCTCCGCTCCGGCATGGCCGGCGAGTCGGAGCCGCTGAAACCGCTCGGGTTCCTACTCTCAGAGGACGCGGTCAAGGCCGAGGCCTTGGCGATGGGTCTGACGAGGGTGAAGCGCGAGCTCACCGAACAAGAAAAAGTGGTCGCACGAATTTCGCTCATCCGGAAACAGGCCGCGACCCAGGGTGCCATCGGCGACTTGAGCCGGACGGCCGACTCGAATGCGAACCAGCTCCGGAAGTTGCAGGGCGAGCTCGAGAACGCGGCCGTCGCATTCGGTGACAACCTACAGGAGGCGCTGCGGGACGGGATCAAGCTGGCGCACGAGCTGGCCGGTGTGATCAAGGAGGCCACGGGCAAGGAACCGGGGAAGCTCGTCGGAGATGAGATCAGGGACCGGATCAACGGCTCGCGCGTGGCGCTGAAGCGAGGGCCAGCGTTTGTGCTCATGGACCAGGCGAATCAGTTGCTGAACCTGGTCGGCCTCGGCGACCGTACGGGAAATCTCCAGCGTGCAATGGGCGAGCGGGCGGCCGAGGATTTAGGCCTGCCGCTGAACGCCCCCGGCATCCCGGGCATGATGACCAACGCCCAGGGCAAGCGCGATCCCGGCTTCCTCGCGGCCCAGCGGCAGGCCCAGCAAGCCGATCATGACCGCAGAGTGGCCGCCGCGGCGAAGCGCATCAAGGACCGCGAGGACTGGAAGAAAGACCACGATCGCCGGCCGGGCGCGACGGCCGAGGGCAACGGGGTCGAGCTCGGGCTCCGCGGCGTGGCCCGGAACTTCCTCGGTCAAATCCAATCGATCGCCGGCGCCACCGCTCCCGGCGCCGCCGGCCAGGGCGCGGCGAACCAGTTCGGCCGCAACCTGATCCCCGGCGTCGGAGTCGGCGGAGCCGCCGGCCGGCTGATCCAGGGCGGCCTGGTGCTCGCCAACCGCGTCGCCGACGCCGCGCGGGCGCAGGCCGAGAAGGGACCGTTCCAATCGCAGGCCTTCTCTGACCCGGCCGACTTCGCCCGGTCGGCGATTCAGTCGGCGCTTTCGGATCCGGACGACGCCAAGGCCAAGCAGCTCCAGGCGCTCGACCAGGCCAACGACAAGCTCGGCGAAGCCAAGACCGTGCTCAGCGACATCCTCACCGCGATCCGGAATCAGAAGCCGGGCGCCATCCTGCGAGGGCCGTGACGGATGAGCACTGCATTACCATTCCCCTACGTCCACACCACGCGCTATTTCAGCAAGGGGATCGACGAGCGCGGTCCGTATTACCATGTCGAGTACTTCATCGACTCGTACGCCAACACGGACGACATGATCAATGCCATGCTCGGCAAGCGGAGCTTGACCGGCCTGACGATCACGTCGATCTCGCCCCATCAGCACCCGCTTTCGCCGAACCTCTACTGCATCAAGGCCGAGGCGGTCGAGGGCCTCGAGGGCCCGGCCCTGAACTCCAACGGCTACCCCGGCTACAACGGCGGCGCCTTGATCCGGGCCGAGTACCGGCCGCTGACGTTCGACCTGGTGTCCGACCCGAGCCAATCCTTCGACCCGACCGGCGCGACGCCGGTCCTCTGGGCGACCCAGGAGCTCGATTTCGGCGCCGAGGTCTACACGATCAACAACAGCAATTTCAAATATCAGGCCGGCCCCAACAACGGCAATCCCTGTTCGGTCCCGGCGAAGGTCACGATCCCGCTCACGACGATGGTGCTCACGTACGAGCGGACACCCTACCTGGTGATGACGCTCGTGCGGGCGCTTCGGTTCCGCGTCAACACGGCCACGTTTTTCAATGCGGCCGCCGGCCTGGTGCTCTTCAAGGGCGGCCGGACGCAGCGGCAATTCAACAGCGACGGCTCCGTCGCGCAGAAGACGCAGCTCGTCTTCGAGGAGCGGGACTCGGCCTTCCCGTGGAACTCCCTGCCGGCCCGGAACTCGCTCGCGTGGTACCCGGTAAAGGATGGCGCCGGCAACTCGCTCTTTCAGGCCGCCGACCTCACGCCGCTCACGACACTCTGACCGATGCCGAACATTTTCCCGAACGTCAAAGACGGCGACTCGCTCGCGCCCTGGATGCTCAACATCATCTACCGCGAGCTCGAGCGGTGGCGGCGCATGGTCGCATCGCCGCCGCTGGCGATCGACAGCGCCGAGAGCTCGGTCTCGCCGCCGCTCCTGTACAGCCTGGCGACCGATGAGCTGGTGCCGATCCTGACCGGCTCGGGCGGGATCGCCGCCGGCACGTACGGCTCGCCCGGCTCGGCGACCGTGACGCTCCTGATCGAGGACGCCGACGGCCCGGGTTTCACCGCCTCGGGTGCCGACACCGCGACCTGCTACAACCCGTACACCACGGCCCTGGACGCGACCAAGTTCGCCTGGGCCAAGTGGCGCGGCCCGTATCTTTATTTGTTGGTGGGGGATTGCTGACGTGCCCCTGGTCTGCAAGAGCTGCTGCACGTCGGCGCCGACGTCGCTCTGCGTCAAGTTCGAGAACCTCTGCACCGGGCTCTCGCACACGTACGTGATCCCGCCGATCCCCGTCACGGTCACCGACAGCGGCTCGACGGTCGTCGGGACCTGCACCACCACCAACGACGGCGACGGCAACGCGAACTGTTGCGTGACCCTCCCATCGACCGGCACTTACACCGTCTCGTACCCGGGCGGCTCGCAGTCGGTGAGTGTCGGCTCCGGCGGCGCCAATATCACCGTCACGCTCTCGACCCTCGGCACCTGGGGGCCGATCGCGATCCACGGGGCCTACACCTGTCTTGGCGTGTGTTGCCAGCCCTCGACCGCCTGCCCGGTAACCGTGACGGTCGGCGGCGCGGTTGGCTTCTCGTTGACGTTCACGAGCGGGATCAGTGAGGTCTATTATTACTATATGCCGGGATCAAGCGGCGGCGCGATCACCGTCGCCTGGTCAGCGCCCGGACATCAGACGCTCACCGGTACCGTGGGAGTGACGAGCTTCCCCTTGATGCCGTGCAGTCTCCTATCCGGGGTCATTCCGTACGCGGGCGCGACCGGCGATTGCACGAGCCAGAGCTGGGGGCCCGTCGATCTCGCGCAGGTCGGCTACGATGCCGGCGGACCGGCCTACACGCAGAATTTTTGCTGGCCGATCGACGCGTGCTGGGAATACCTCGTGCCGGTGACATTGAACGTGACCATCCCCAACGTGGGGATCTACGGGCTCGATCGAGGCACCACCGTAACGGTTCCGTACACGAGCGCCGGCGAGTGGAGCATCGTCTTGCCGGCCGACCCGGCGATTGGCTGTAGCGGCGGCACGCTGACGGTGGGTTATTCGACCGTCGATCCCGTCGACCCATGTACGCGCGCCTTTTCGAAGACGTACGCAAGCGCGGGCTTTGTCGGCAATCCCGGTTGCGGCAGTGCACCGGGGGCCGTCACCAACTCGGCCTCGATCTGCCCGGTCTCCGGCTCGGTGAGCTTCGGCGGCGGGTACGGCACGATCACCTGGACCGAGTGACAATGGACCTCGCGCAGGCCCTCGACATCGTCGTCGCCGAGACCAACCACACGCGCTTCCGCGCGCTCTGCGACCCGGCGAGCCCGATCTATGACGCCCGCTACATCCCGATCGTGATCGAGATGGCCGGCGGCCCGCCCCGGCCGCGGCCGGCTCCCCCCGCCGGCCGGCCGCCGTGCTCGGCCCCATCACCGGCCGGCTCGCCGATCCCGCTCGCCGGCGACCTGGTCGCCGCCGCGGCCGCCCGGCTCGGCGCCGACCGGCTTGCGAAGTGGGTCGCCGGCCGGCTCGGCCGCGAGTGCGGGTGCGCCCGCCGGCGAGCGAAACTCAACCAGGTCGACCGGGCGTTGCGGCGGTGGTTGGGGTGGGAGTGACGGCGGCCGTTCGATCGTGCTCGGTCAGTGCCGCGGCAACGACCCCGTCGGGCGCGGGCAATTGCCAGTAGAGCATCCAACACAGGACGCGCCAGGCCGAGTGCTGCTCGCCCAGGTTATCCCCGTCGCGCCTGATGTAGTACTGGTCATGAGTCACGAGCCGCGCGAATAGCCGATCCCGCTCGACGCGCACCCGTTCGAGCTCGGCGTCGATCCTGTCGGCCTGGCAACGCGTGCCGGCGAGCTCGGCCTTGAGCTCGAGGATCTGGCCGAGCAGTTCGGCAATCCGTCCAGTCTGACCTTCTCTCTCTCCCATCGAATCATTCCTCCCCGTCCCGACCGGCCCGCGCCGGCCGGGACGTTTGTGTTTCAGCCGGCATCAGGGTTCGTATCGCCCGCGGGTCGGTCCACTCGCTTATCCGGCGTCCAGCCGATCGTCGGCCACGCTCCCGTGCGCGCCCAGTCAACTGCCGCGTCAAGGTGTCGCGGCACATCGTAGGTCCAGCACTCGAGCTCGCTCCCCAGGGCGACCGGATCCGGGAACAGTGCCAGGAGCGTCTTGCTCCCCAGCACTCGGCCCCGCACAGCCCGCCCCGACGGATCGTCCAGGCTCCCGGTCCAGATCGGCCCGCGTGTGCTCTCCTGGAACCGCAGCCCGTGTCGCGCGGCCGCGTCGCGAAACAACTGCCGGACCTGCGCACGGCCCGTCGCCTCGCGCGGCGGCTCCCCCTCGGCCGCCGGCCGGGCCGGCTCCGGGACCGCCGACCGCCGGGCCAGCCGCTCGGCTTCCGCCGCTCGGTCGATCTCGCGGTTCGCGGCCCGGAGCCGCCGGAGCTCGAAGGGCCGATCCCGCCATGCCTGCCACGAGACGACCATGCTGAGTAACGCCACGACTAAAGACAATCCACATAACAACGAGCCCAACGTCATCGCTTCCTCCCTCCGCGCCGAGGTTCAATCGGTTCAGGTCAGTCCAGCCGGCCGTTCCGGAAATTGGTCAGGTTGTCACGCTCACGTATCCTGATCCCCGCATCCGACGACGGCGTCGTGTTCGCCGTGTCGACCGGCAACGGCTCGTCGGCCGAGTCGCTATAGAGGCCGCCGACCCCGTACTGGCCGTCGCCGCCGGCCGAGAAGACCTGGAACGATTGCGGCTTGATCCAGTTCGCCGGGCTCGCGACCGACGTCGAATACGTGTACGGGTTCGGCGCCGGCGAGATCGCCGCCGGTGCGCCGCCCAGCACGGGAAACGCCACGGTGAACCGCAAGGCGATCGGCGACGTGGTGCCGTTCTCGTCGGTCTCGACGTATGTTGACCCGACGTCGAAGTTCACGTCATTGGGGTCGTAGCCGGCCCCGCTGTACCCGCTGAAGTACACGATCGGCCGGCTGGTGCCGAGGCTGTCGACGTACGACGGGTACCCATCGCCGTCGGCGTCGACGAGCCGGTTGGCCGCGAAATCATAGAGCGGCTGGATCCGGTTCTTCGCGGCCACCAGGAAGGGCGCCCGCGGGTCGGCGCCCCACCCGGTCGTCGCCCAGGCCGGCGTCGACGAGCCGGGCGGGCCGGCCAGTTTCGTCGGCTGGCCGCCGAGGAAAAACACCAGGCACTCGTCGCCCGAGATCAGCCGCGGCGGGTCGATCTGGCCGTTGCCGTTGTAGTCGGGCCAGCCGCTCGCCAGGTTGTAGAGCGGGCCGGCGGCCGACTGGGCGCAGCGCGGGAACATCTTCCGGAGCGCCGAGATCGACCGGGCCGCGAGCGCCCCGTCCGACTGGTCGATCGCCGACGGGCTCGCCGTCTGGCCGAGCGTGTACGTGCCCGACGTGAAGAACGGTGCATAATTCCCGTCCTCGCAGAGCAAGATCCGCGACGGGGGATAGTCGCCGAACTGGCTCCGGAACGCCGTCAGGGCCGACGCCAGCGCGTTCAGCTCCGACTGCACGGCCGCGTTATTCGCGGCCCGCATCGCGCCCGCGATCGCCGGCACGAGCAGGCCGACGAGCACGCCGATGATCACGATCACCATCAGAATCTCGATCAGGGTAAAGCCACGCCGCGAGCATGTAGCCTTCATCGTAAAGCCTCATCGTCGGAGGAACGGGACCGCCCGGGGGAAGGTCCCCGAGCGATCGCAGGTAGCCGCGGACCTGAACCGCCAGCGCGACGGAGACGACCGCCGCGAGACTGATCAGATCAATGAGTCGATATTTCTTCGTGAACATCGGTGATTGCGGTTCCCGGCCGTGCCCGGCCGGCGTTAGAATCGGGACCGTTCGAATGGCCCGGCCGGATCGCGCCTTGTCGCGCGATTGCAGCAAGGACGCCGCTACGGCCGGGTTTTTTTCACAGACCCGTTTCGGGCAATGGAATCCACTTGCTTACCCGGACGAGCGTCTTGAGCGCGAGATTGCGTTGCGTCCGCTCGCCGTCGAAAAACCCATCGAAGGCCGCGATCTCCCGCAGCGCTCGCACCATCTCATAGATCGCCATTTGCTCCCGAGTCGGCGGCACCGGCACCGGCTCGGCCACGACTTCGTTTCCATCGGAACTCCCTCTCGGTTGCCCATCGATCAATCCTCCCCCCCCCAATCGAGCGGCAGGTTGCCGACATACTCGATCGAGTCTTCCCGGCACCGCCGTAACCGACCGGCGATCCGGCGCCGTTCGCGTTGCCACCGCCGCCATTCGCACGTACCCGGCTCGTTCCAGTTGCACATCTCGAGGTACGCGACGAGCTGGGCCGGCGTGTATCCGTTGGCCACCGCGTCCCGGATGACGTCGGCGGCGCCGCGGCTCATCCGGACGCCTCGCTTTCGGCCGGCTCCGGCTCGAGGTCCGGCTCGCCGTTGCTCCTTTGCTCGAGCAGCCACTGCGCGCGGTCGGCGCCGACGTCGAACGAGCGCCGGAACTCCGCCAGCTCGACGTCGGGGTCGACGAGCCGATTGGCCGGCCGGGTCGCCTGATGCTTGGTCCCGGGCGCGAGCTTGGGCTTGTAGGCGAGCATCCGCTTCGGCACGTCGGGCCACTGCGCCTCGGCCGCCATCATGGCCCGGGTGATGTTCGCGCCGGCGATCTCGCCGAGCACAGTCGGCGGATTTGTCCGGCTGTCGTACACGCTGAAGACGCGCTCGTGCCCGGCCGGCAGCGGCGGCTGGCCATGCAGGGTGCATAGGTCGATCTGGCCTGCGGCCGTCGGCGTGGCCAGCTCGGCCGGCGGGGGGTCCGGATGGGCCGCCGGATTGAGCACGAGATCGACGACGACCGGCACCTTGCGGCGCACGATCGTACCGTCGAGGTCGGGCCGGACCTGGCCGCCGTGATCCTTGGGGTGATGCGCATCGACCCAGGCGACCGCCGCCGTGAGCGACGGCGCCTTGATCCCGTAGACCGGGTTCACCTGCTTCCCGCCCTTGCCCTGGCCCCAATAGATAAACAGGTTCTCAAGCGGGTCGGGCTCGGGGGCCGGCTTCGGTTTCGGCTTGCGCGGCTTGGACTCGGCCGGCCGGAGCTCGACGTTCCGGATGTTGAGCCGGTCGGGCGGCAGGTCGGACCACCGTTTCTCGGCGATGATCCGGGCGCGGGCGCTGTTCGGCGCATCGATCGTGCCCAGGACCTTGTACTGGCCTTTCTTGTCGACCGCCTTCAGATCGAGCACATCAAACCGAGGCACACGAACGATCTTCTGCCCCTTGCCACCATCGACCATGCACTCGCCGACCTCGACCGGCCGGACGCCGAACCGGCGCGCCGCCGCAAGCTTCGCCTCATCGATGTTGGCCGCGATGACTTCGCCCAGGCGCTGCGGCTTCGCGCCGGCCCGGATCTCCGCCCGTGTGTAGGTTTCCCGCGCGTGCACGCTGTAGACCCGCTGGTAACCCTCGGGACACGGCGAGAGCACCGAGCAGCATTCGACGTCGGCCGGCGGCTCGGCCGGCTGCTCATGCAGTTTCTTGACGAGCTCGATCGCGACCTTGGCGATCTCGACGACCTCCGGCCACGGCGTCGCCGACGGCGTCGGCCAGGGCGCTTTGGGGTTGGTCGCGAGCCAGTCGGCGACGTCGCCGGCCGTCTTGAATTTCATGCCGTCGGCCAGGGCCCGCTTGCTGGCGTCGGTCAATTGCAGCTCGGCGATCGGCACGGACGCCCAGTGGGCCGGCGTCGCCAGCGACTTCGCCGGCACGGTCGGCCCGAGCACCGGCTCCCGGAGTTTCTCGCGGCGATCGACCGGGCCGGCCGACTCGACCCGGTTGCCGATCGCCTTGTCGAGCAGCCGCTTCTCGCGCTTCTTGGCCTGGTACTTCGCGTCGTTCTCGCGCCGCCGCGCCTTGCGTTCCTCGGCGTCGGTCGGGATCTTGACGGTCTTCTCGGGCGCCTCGGCCGGCTCCGGCTCCGATTCGACCGGCGCCGGCTCGGCCGGCTGGGGAACCGTCTCAGCGGCCGGCGGGATAACGATGTTCAACCGGCCGAGTTTGCCGAGCATCACGTACGACTGGCCCTTGTGCTCGACCCGGACGGAATTGTAGAAATCTTTATGCGGGCGCGTCATGGCCCGTTCCGCATACGTGCAGCTCGCCCCGGTCCAGCTCTCAAGCGGCACCAGCTTGACCAGATCGACCCGCAATATCGTGCCCCCCTTCATGAGGCCGCCGACATTGGCATAGAGACGATCCTTGACGGCGATCACGCCCCGGAGCTTTCCATTGCTCGCGATCGTGTCGCCGCTGTATGCAGCCTCGATCCGGTCGAGCTGGCCGCCCAGGCCGAGCTCCTCGAGCGTGTACTCGCCGGCGGCGACGACCTCACCCCCGGTCCACGCCGGCGCCCGCTCCGACTCGGACGCGAATTTCACCGCCTCTGGCGATCCCATGCGAAGCACTTTGAGCTTGGCCGGATCGACGGGAACGAGAGACCTATCGATGTCGATGAGCTTGTCCTCACCCTCGGTCACCGCCTGCCGCGCATATTCGAGCGCCCGCTCCGGATCGCGAGTCGGCACTGTGATCGGGCAGAGCGAGACCGGCATCCCCGCCGAGTTGAAGGCCCACACCTCCCACGCGAATTTCGCCGGTGCCTTGGCGCTTCGCTTCGCCGGCTCCGGCTCGGCCGCCCCGTTGGCCCCCGGCAGCGCCGTAAGCACCGACTCATAACCCGCGGCCGGCCCGGCCGGAGCCGGAGCACTCTCGATCCGGTCGAGGAGCGGCCGCTCGCCGCGGCCGGCCGCGGTGTCGACGAGCGCCTGGACGATCGCCGCGCCGCCGAACCGGATCGACGCCGCCAGGTCCACGGCCCGCCGCGAGCCGACCGTGATCGAGTCGTACAGCGCGTTGACGTCATCGCGCACGGCCGCGTCCAGGAGCAACGCGAACGGCCGGACGCGGTTGGCCAGCCGGCCGAGCTGGTCGCCGATCTGGCCGAGCTCGTCGGCCAGGCGTTTCGGTGTGACCCGCAGGGGGTCGGGAGAGTCTTCTTGGATGCGGGGTTTCATACGAGTGGTCCCAGTAAATCGAACAGTGAATTCCTCGAGTCCCGTAACGATCGGTGCGCCCGTGGCGAGAGCCAGAGGACCTCGGTACGCGGCCGCGCGCCGTCGGCCAGGGCGGGCCGCTCGACGCGGACCCAGCCGCGGTAGAGGTCCTCATAAAGCTCGGAGTGGTAACCCGAGATCACGACCGATCCGACCATCGATCGAGCAACCTCGGCCAGCTCGCGGTGTCCGTCCTCGTCGAGCTCGAACGTGTACTGATCGCGCGACGACCTGGTCGTCATCAGGTAGGGCGGGTCGAGGTAATAGAGCGTCTCCGCGCCGTCGTGCTGGCGCATGATCTCGAGCGCATCGCGGTTCTCGATCACCACGCCACGGAGTCTCTCGATGAACCCGGGAATCGAGTCCGGCCAGCTCGCCCAGTCGCTCGCCGGCGTCGTACCCTGGCGCTTGGCATTCGCGCGAAAACCCGTACGGCATACCGTCCATGGAGATGAGCGCGTCCGCATGCCCCCCTTCCCGTGAAACGAATTCGACCCAAAGCCCATGAAGGCACGAATCACCGCCCTCCGCGCACGCTCGACCGGTTCCTCGGACCATTCATGAGCAAGCTTGAACTCGTCCCGTGCGAACGGAGTGAGCGCTACGATCTCCTTCAGGCGTAGCGCCGAGGCGGGATCGCGCAGGACGGCGAACACGTTGATAACCTCACCGTCGAGATCGTTGAGCACCTCGGCATAGGAGCGGGGCTTGCGCAAGAGGATGGACGCCGCGCCGCCGAACGGCTCGACATACACCCGATGGGGCGGCAGATGGCTGATCACCCAGGGCGCGATCTTCCACTTGCCCCCGTAATAGCGCAGCGCCGGTCTCATTCGTCGTCGCCTTTCGCAAGCAGTTCCGCGATCGGCCGCCAGTGCGGGTCGCCCTCGCGCTGGAAGTGAGTCACCTTCGTCATGTCGACCTTGTGCCGGGCGCTCGAGCTGACGAGCACCGGCATCGCCCCCTCGGTCAGGATCCAGAGCGGCCGGATGCCGAGGGCGACCTGGGCCGTGCGTTGCTTGAGCGGGTCGGCCTTGGGCTTCTTTGGCTTGGCCATCTCAGTCGACCCTCCGGAAATCCCAGTAGCCCCCGGTCGGCCCGCCCCTCCGGAACGTGATCGTGCCCAGGTCGCCGACGGCCGGCTCGGGCGCGTGGCGCTGCATCAACAACAGAAACCCCTCGAGCGATTCGCAGTCGGCGAGCCCGACCACCGTCAGCACGCCGGCCCGGCCGACGTGCACGACGCTCACGTTCTTGATCGTCCCGTATGCCCAGGTCCTGGTCTCGGTGACCACCCATCACCATCCTTTCAATTCAATCGTTCGAAGTCCGTCACATCGCCCGCCCGTCGTCGTCCACCCCCTGATCCGGCCGGCCGCCCGGCCGCGTCCGCCAGAGCGCGATCGCGCCGACGGCCGCCAGAAACACCCCGAGCGCCACGATCGCGTCGACCAGCTCGGCCACGCCGGCAGCGGCGGCAGTGGCGGCCGTCATCGGACCCGCCTCGACTCGATGCCCTTGCCCTCGAGGATCCAGAGCTGGATCGCCTCGATCTCGTCGAGCGCCAGGTGGGCGCTCACGACCTCGGCCTCGGTCGGCAACCGGAGCGCGCCGCCGTCGATGATCAGGAGCGATGCGCACTCGGCGCAGATCGGGGTCCGCACCGCCTGGAAATACCGGCGCCACTCGTCGTCGCTCCACTCCCACCCGCTAAACACGTCGGCCCCGCAGACCGGGCAGTAGCCGACCGGCTCGCTCGAGGTCAACATGACCGCGCCTCGCTTTCGGCTCGTCGCCGCCGCTCCTCGGCCAGGGCCGCCGCGATCTCCGACCCGGTCCGGCCGACGCCGGAGTGGGCCCGGTTCCGGGCCGACCGGTCCCACTCGATCGAGTGCTCGGCCGCCACCTCATCGCGGACCTTGCACAAGAGCCGGCCGCCGTGGCCCGGCACCGCGAGCATCAGGGCCCGCTCCGATGGGACGAGCCCCTTGGCCAGGCAGTCGCGGATCGCCGCCAGCACGCGGGCTCGGAGCTGGTCGAGCTCGGCCCCCGAGCATCGTGGCCCGCGGGGATTCCGGGCGCCAGGCACGAGGCGAACTCCGCGCGCCGCCAGGACTTCATCGCGGAGCCGGATCACGGTCGTGTATGCATGCCCCGGTACCCGCGCCCGGAGCTCGTCCCAGGTCGGGATCCGACCCTCGGCGAACGTCGCGTCGATCGCTCGCTCGACGCGGATCTTGATCCGCGTGAGCTCACCCCTCGAGAAGGTAAATCCACCGCGCGGCATGGTTGTGGCTCCTGGGGTTGACCGAAGGATTGAGTCCTGATGGGATGCGCGAAAAGAAGGAACGGAGGAACCGCGATGGCCGTGAAACGACAACCCGCGAAACCACCCGGCCGCCAAGTGGTGCGCAAGCGCCAGCTCCCCGGCGGCGTGCGGCGGACGCTGCACATCACGTTGCCGCTGGCGGTCGCACGGCGGCTCGATCGGATCGTGCTCGAGCGCGACGCCGCGAACGCGAGCGTGGTGCTCTGCGACCTGATCGAGCGCTGCCCGATCCGGTCGTTCGACGTCGTCGTCGAGCCGGCCGAGGGGGGAGATCGGCCGGCAGGGGAGGGAAGGGGTTAGACCTGGGCGACCTTGGGCCCGCGCTCGGACGGGCCGACGAACGAGATCGCCCGGACCGACGTGGCCAGGTTCGCCAGGTCGGCGTGGCGATAGACCTGCTGCGTCTTGCGCGTGGTGTGCCGGAGCTGGCGCTGGATCATCGTCTCGCCCAGGCCCCAGTATTCGCCGTGCGTCGCCCAGGAGTGACGCAGCGACTGGAAGGTGAAACCATCCACGCCGACGGCCGAGCCGGCCGCCACGAGGACGTCGAGCGGCTTGTAGCCGGGCGGACCGCCGGTCCAGGCATTCGCGCCCGTCGACCCGGGGAAGAGCCAGAGCTGTGCAGGCCTCGACGCGCGGCGAAGCGCCACGAGCGGCGGCGCCACGGCTTTGGCGACCCAGAGCTCGAGCACGGCCGCCAGCTCGTCCGGCATCCCGACGGGCGCCGCGCTGGCCTTGGTTTTGAGCTTGGGCATCTTCGTCGATCCGCCGGCCCGCGGCCGGCGGGACACGATTCGGATGCAGCGCCGATCGAAGTCGAGATCGGGGATCTGGAGATGGAGCGCCTCGTTCTTCCGGACCCCCGTATAGGCCACCGTCGCGGCCAGGGCATAGAGGCGCGCATCGTGCCAGGAATAGCCCGACTGGCTCCGCAGGTTGAGCAGCACGGCCCGGATCTCCGAGATCGCATGATGCTTCTCGGCATCGGGATCGGGGTCGTCGAGCTCGGGCCACACTTGCTTTACGGCAAGGGGCGACGATAGCATGTACCCGCTGGCTATCGCGATCTCGCAAGCCGATCGAAGTGACCGCATCAGGGAGTGGACCGTTGATTGGGCGCGATGCGGATACAGTTTTCGCCACCGGGCGATCGTCGCGGGTTTCAACTGCGACGTCGATTTCACGAGTGATCCGAACTCGGTCAGCACCTGTCGCATCTTGGCCACCGTCTTCGGTTGACGCTCGAGGCTGTAGATGTCGACGACCTCCTGGACGAACTGCGACCAGGGTACGCTGCCAGCGCGCATGGAGAGGCCTCCGCAGTGGTTGTGGTGATCCTATCCAGTTTTCCCCACGGAGCGGCGCGGTGTACCTGACCAGAGGCTTGTAAAGCCTACGGTCAGGTGCCGAACGAACCGATTTTAACGATGCGACGAGCCGATAGATTGGAGCCCTGTCACGCCGGAGGTTGCGGGTTCGAGCCCCGTCATCCTCGTTGGGCGCATCGTTAAAACCGATGCGTCTGGCGTTCGCGTAGGGTTCCATCAGGTACGGTTTCACGGATTTACCCTTCGTGTATACTTGTACCCAGACGGATCGCCTGCGTCGTTCGTTTCTTCGGCCGACCCCCGGGGAACAGTGGTGTGTGGCTCCGGGGGTCGGTTTTTTTGCTGCGATGCGTCTGGCCGTCCTCGAGCCAGGCACGTCGAGAGCCAGTTCGCTGGCTTGGGTTTCTTCGGCGCGGCGAGAATCAGCTCGACCAGTTGACCGAAACCCTCGGCCGACTCGAGCAGGCGCGGGATCGACCGCAGCCACGCCGAACGCGTGATGGCGTTGTCGCGGTCGCCGAGCTCGACCATCAGCCAGAGCACCAGCGACTCGAGCGCGGCTGCGGACTCGGGGCCGAGGCAGGCCGCGACCAGCTCCTCGACCTTCATCCGGCGCGTCGGCGCCGGCGTCGGGGGGCGACGGGTCTCCCACCAGGGCGGCGGCGGGGGCGTGTAGCCCGGCTGAGACTCCTCGGCGCGCGTCCGCTCAAACTGGGCGGCAAAC